GTTTATACTCAGGCTGCGCAATCAGGTAAGGTTAGACCAAAATATCAAATGAAATATGAAATGGACTTCCATTTCAAGACTCCTGCTGAATATCGTGTCTTTGAGGCTGTGCGTTATACTAAATGGGCGATTTCAGCATCTGAACAGTATGGCGAAATTATCAAAGATGGTGAAGATCATAATCTCATTAGTTTGTGTGATTATATTATTCATTATTATTGCAAACTAAAATATGAGCAAATTGCCAAGTTTGTAATGACCCCTTCCGGTGGTGAACTTTTCCATCGGACAGACAATCAAGGATTTAAGAGTTCATCGAATGTAAGAATTTATCCCAATGAATCTGGATCAATCTATGTCGCTGTCAATCCTTCTTTCATTGCCTGGACCAAAGGAAATGACAGTAATATCAATCAGGATTACTTCAGAAATCGTCTGATAACTATCGCTCTATTGAGGAAACATTACGGAAGTAACTACTCCGACTTCGGGTATTCTGTTCGTGAGAATTATGAAAACAGCTCTTGTGACGTAAGGATCTCTGTAACATACTCCCGCAAACGTTGGGTTGCCAAATCCCACAAACCTATGTTGCCAATAGTAGGTTTGGATGACAGGATGACGGAATCATTCGAATTGGTCTCAGACTTCTTGAGTAAGGGTGTCGATATAACACAAGTTGATTTTTCCTTAGCACGATTATTAGACAAGCTTCCCGGAATGTCCAAATTGGAGAAATCATTGTTTACGTTCAAAAGGAACCTTGAAAAATATATGAACCAGACTTATTCACCCGATTTGAGAACCATCCCTAGCGATATTTGGATTGGTTTAACTGATCTTGTTGACCCGCAATTGTTCTCCGAAAAATATGGTGAGGCTTTATCACTTACGAAATTAAAATTCATCATGGATGAATATTTCAACAAGGAGAGTGAAAAGATTTATGCATATCGAGGAAGTCACCAACAGGTTGTGAGAACTTGGTTGACAGCTCGCTATAAAATGCAAATGGACAAATTAGAAATGATAGGGTCCAACATAAAGCTCTTGGACAGTATGTGTAAACAGAATATAATGTTCAGGAATGTGTTGAAACTGCTGATCATCCACGATTATCTGACATATTCTGTTGAACAAGACCTTGACGGCAACTTGATTATTAAGGTTAATAAGGCGGCAACTTTCCATTCCTTCAAGAGGGCTCTGACGTTGATTCGGTCGAATGTGGCGTTGAGGATTAGTAGAAATCGATCATTCTGCAATTTTGTTCGAGTATAT